CTGACCCACATGCTGAGCGTCTGGTCGCCCACGCCCTGAGACATCATGCCGGTCACAGGCGTGGCGTCGGGGTACATACGCTCGTATTCAGCCTTTGGAATGTCTTCCGTGATAAAGCACCAATTGGCGTCCTGACCGCACGGGTCTTGGATCATCGGGTCCATGTAGACGCTGAAGCTGCTACGGACGCGCGCGATGCGGATGTCCTGTTCGAACGAGTCTTCTTTGCAGTATTCCGTCAGGATGCGGATGTAACCTTCGCCGTATGTGACCTGGTTGTCGCAGGCCGTGTCATAGGCCACGTCCGCGTCGGACATATACTCAATGTGCCGCACGATACCGTCGAAGATCTCCGCAACCTGCGGGTCAGCGTTCTCATCGGCTGGGATGACGCGGGCAGTCGGACGGTTCTGGCGCTGCTCGTTCGTGACCAGCCGCACGTGCTGCGGCAGCTTGTTGATCGTCAGGCATGGCCGCGCGTTGATCGTCTGGCCCTGCACCGCGCCGCGTGTCGCCAGCACATCCGCCGGCCACTGCCACGCGTTGTCTGGCGAGCCCGCCATGAACCGTAAGTCGTCCAGCTCGTCTTCGCGTGAGTCGCTATAGGCGGCTTGCGCCACCGTAAAGCGGTGACGCATGGTGGCCAGACGGTCATCGTCCGGGTTGTCGCTGACCTTGCCAGCCGCTACGACATCATCACTTGCCACAAGATTTGCCCTTCTTGGCGGCTGCGCTGCGCTTGGTTGAGTAGGCGATGGCGACGGCCTGTTTCACCGGCTTACCGGCGGCGACTTCCGCTTTGATGTTTTTACGAAAGGCGTTCTTGCTGGTGCTCTTAACGAGAGGCATTAATGTCCCATCCATCCTGAAGAGGCTGCGTTGCCACCATAGGACATGCGCGGTCTATTGTCCACTGGCCTAGCCTCCCTGTGCGCCACAGGATACGCGAACGTCACGGCTATAGCGTCGGCGGCGTCGGGGCTGGCCAGCCCTCGCGCTTTCATGTCCTTCTTGCTTTCTAGGAATATCGTCCCCTTTGAGTCGGGCTTCATCATCGGCCCTGTCAGGTCGCTCTTGAGGAACCGGTCGTTTGGGATGCTGGCGGTCTTCAGCCACTCCCGCATGGCGTGCCACATCTCAGCCCGCTTGTTTCCGAACATTATTGGACGGTGTGACTTGGACCCAAAGTTCACGCCCCGGATCTTATACCGTTGCTCCTTCAGCCGGTCGACCACGCCTGCGCCTAGCCCGCCCTCGTCGATCACGACTAGCGCCGGCCGGAACTCTTCGATGATGTCGATGACGCGGCCCACGACCTCCATCGTGTCGTCGCCCCGATAGCGCCGGATGCCGATGATGTCACGGCCCTGCCGAATCGCTATCACTGTAGCATCAGCGCCAAATCTGGCCGGGTCGACTCCGACGATTATCGGTGCGCTCTGGTCCTGTGCCGGCGGGCGTGTCTGCGCGTCTTGAACCAGTGACGACGGTATGAACTGGTCATCCGATGCGTTCGGGAAGGCTCCGTAGACCTCGACGTGGGCCTGAGAGCTGTCGGGTCCGTATTCGTCGATAATCTGCTGATAGACTGCCTTATCAGTGCCCTCCACGCTTCTGGCGTCAACAACCTTGTTTCGCCAGAAATCGCGCTTGCTGTTGAAGCACTCGTAGAAATATCCGCTGTTACGGCGGGGGTTGCTAAAAGCAAGCCAAAAACGATTAGGAGTGTTCTCTGTAAAGAAGCCACTTGCCACCGCCCATATGCTGTCGTCGATACCGCTGGCCTCGTCGAACACCAGCATGACGCCCGCGAAGTTGTGCACGCCCGCGTAACTGTCAGGGTTCTCGGCCGACCACAGCCGTCCCTCGACGCCCCAGTAGCGCGTGCCCAGCTTCAGGTCGCGCTCGACCAGCTCCGCAATCCACTTGGCCGGTAGCACTCGCGTCGCGCTCACCTCGAACCAGTGGCTGTTAAGGCACATGGACAGCCACTTGGTGATCTCGGCCCAGGTGACGCTGCGTAGCTGCGCCTCGCTATTCGCACTAACTATCGTAGTACTACCTATCCGGGTCGTCAGCATCCAGATCACGAGCCATGAGACTAGGGCCGACTTACCGATACCGCGCCCGGATGACGTGGCCATGCGGAACGTCTCAAAGTCTACGCGACCGTTGTTCTCTTTGATGTGGTCGCGTAGGTCTTGCAGCACCTGCAACTGCCACTGGCGCGGGCCTGTGAAGTGTTCCAGCGGCGTCCCTTGTTTACCCCACGGAAACGCCATCCTCACAAACGCGACCGGATCGTTCTTCACCTGCGCCGACCATAGGGTCGCCATCAGCTTCTGTTCTTCGTCCGCGCTATAAATAGGAACCTGCATTACTCAGCCTTTCCGCCGCCGATCATGTGGAGCGACGGATACATGCGCAAGATCTCCGGCAGGTGCCCGGCCCCCATAAAATACGCCCCGTCCGGCTGGGCCAATAAGAACTTATTGCGCCAGCGTTCGGCGCTCTTGGCGAACTTATGCGGTTCTTTCCCACCCCACATCTTGTCCTCGCCGTCAGCTAGAAAGGCCATTACGTTGCGCTCAGTCGCCGGTTTCTTTGACTGATTCAGCATACCCATCTCAGACAGGAACTCCGTCAGCGTCTCATCGTCGAAGTCGCGGTCGTTAAAATAGTTTACGTCGCTGTCGAGGATTGACTGAAAGATCGTCTTGCTGCTGTCCGTTATGCGCGGCGCGATATGGTTTTCTTTGACGTTCGAGAACAGCACGAACAAGAACTCGACCGGGTAGCCTTTCACGGACTTGGCAAACTTGTCATCCCACGACCCTTTATAGGGCACGCTAAAATATTCTTTGTCCGCCCCGTCGCCTTCATACCACGCCCCGTCAGCGCGGGCGATCAGATTGATCTTGTCTATCAGATCCTTCGACAGTGGCGGTTTGCGCCCATGCGGCATCCCCACGAATACTTTGTTCGGGTTCTGGAAGATCACCCCGTATGGCGCTTGCATCTAAGACCTGCCCTTCAATGACTCTCTGCTGCGCCTCTTCCAGCGCCGCTATGATGGATATGCGCTGCTCGACCTGCACCTGCACGGACTGCGGGGCCGTCCACTTATGCACGTGTTTTAGGATGTCCAGCGCCGCCTTGGTGTCGCCAGCGCGCGCCGCGTTGTGCAGCACCTCGGACATCTCAGCCTCACCCTCTGCGCGGCCCTTCTGTTCGGCATACTCCGCGATGGGGTCAAACTGCACCAGCCGTCGATATTCGGTCGGGGTCATGCCAGCGGCGTAGGCGAGTGTATCGCCCTTCAGCCCTTTGCGGGCGGCGAGATAGATGCGTTCCAGCACCGCCTCGGTCGCTTCGATTTTGCGCGGTTCATAGGGTAAGGATTCAAACGTCATAAAGTCTTTTAGCATATAAAAAATAAAAAATAAAAAAGTTCGTGCAGACCCTGCGTATTTCTTAAAGGAGATCCCAAGGCCCAGTCCCCCGCCCTGTTTACATACCTGATACGTTATAACATTACGTTTACAATTATGAATGTAGACTTAAAGCATTACGTTAAGTTGACATACAATGGTTGTGCTTATGCTATATGCGGTTTATGCGATTCGCCGGCAGATCGGGATCGGGATCGAGCTGTTATGCGGTTTATGCGGTTTATGCTATGTGGATAACATTGACGCTGGCATTTTGCGCCTGGCTTGCGCCTGGATGCAGCGACGTGAGGCGAGGCTGTTTTAGGCGGTTTATGCGGTTTATACAGCCAAAAAAAATCGGTTGCAGATAATTATATATGTAAACATTTTAAAGTTTGAAAGGTTAATATCTTTACTTTAATATAAATCGCCTAAGTGCCTTGTTCTCAATAGACTTTCGCCCGCCTATTGACCGCATAAACCGGCGCTAACGACTATTTATTCTCCCGCCCCGTCAAAAAACTCTTGACACTATCCACAATCCGGCCTAATGTAACATATCCACACTGGATACAAGAAAGGAAACGACATGGAAAAGAAGATTACCGCTCTGAAAACCGCCTATCGCGCCGGCAACCGCGACGCCCTAATCAAAGCCGCGCGCGCCGTCGTCGCGTATGACCGCAAGCACCCGTTCGCGATGCTAGTCGACAGTGAGCGCGCGGCAATCGTCCAACTGGCGCGCAAAATCGCGCAAGCGTAACACTAACGGCGGCGCCAGCAATTGCGTCGCCTATTTTGTAACATATCCACACAATAAGAGAGGAAGCAAGATGATTGACAACGCTAACGAGCTGCTAAAAGCAATAAAGCGCAATCGGTTCACCGGCGTGATTCTTTACGAAGGCCCGAGCGCAATCGACGGCGCGCCAATCGTCGTCATCGCCAATCGGATCGAAACGGCGAGCGATAACACGAAAACCGGCGCTATGGTCCAGACATTCATAATACGCGCTGATGTTCATCCTTACCGCGCGTTGAAATCCGGCCAAGACGAATCGGTTTGTGGCGATTGCCCACAACGCCCGTTTAAAGGCGGCAAATGTTATGTCGACGTAGCCAAGTCTGTGGCGTCCGTTTACGGCGCATATGAGCGCGGGCGATACGCGCGGCCGGGCATTGATTACGACCCTGCTATATTGCCGGAATTGTTCGCCGGTCGCGCGTTTCGTTTGGGGACATACGGCGACCCTGCCGCTGCGCCATTTCAAATTTGGCGCGCCGCGACCCTGCGCGCTGCTAAAATCACGGGATACAGCCACCAGTGGCGCGATCCCCGCTTTCAGGCTTTCGCGTTGCTTTGTATGGCGTCCTGCGAGACGGAATCCGATCAATTGCTCGCAAGCGCATGTGGTTGGCGCACATTCCGCGCAAAGAAAGCAAAAGAGACGCGCGCCGCGACTGAAATTGGATGCCCCGCCGCTAAAGAGAACGGCGCACGCACGTCGTGCGACCGTTGCGGCTTATGCGCCGGCAATAGCAGCGCGAGCGCCAAAGATATCGTCATTAACCTACACGGTTTTAGAGTAGGAAAGGCCGCTTAAAATGACCTATTCAATTTATAAAACGCGCGGCTTGTGGCGTATCGCTCGCATAATTGACGACAAGCCGCATGAAATCGCGCAATTTAAAACGAAAAAACAAGCGGTATTGACGGCTCGCCTATTGGCTGGGCCGTGTGGTCACGTCGTGCAATTCTAAAGGGGAAAAAAGCAATGGTAATATCAGATAAAGCCGGCCAAGCGCTGTATAAAGCCTGTTATAAGAACGGCCCGCACAAGGGCCGGTTATTAAAGAACGCACCACGCGACCCTATGGCGCGCGCGGCATGGTACGGCGCGCAATCGGTCTGCAATCCTTACAAGCTCTCGATCGGCGCCTTGCTGTTTATGCCGCCCGAAGAGCGCGCAATCTATA